CCTCCAGCTCGGCGGCCTCGTCCGCCGAGGAGCTAGACCGCCTGCGGGCCGACGCCGCCGAGCTGGAGGCGGAGCAGCGCGCCGTCTTCGAGCGCCGCGCCAGGCTGCTCGCCGACGCCGCCGTGGCCAAGCGGGACGCCGAGGCCCGCCGGCGGGCGGAATCGCACCTAGCCCGCTGCCGGTCGGACCTGGAGCTGCAGGAGCGTCTGCTCGGCGAGGCGTCCGCCGGGGTCGAGAAGGCCGTCCGGGAGGCCGTGGAGTTGTCCGCCTGCGAGCGCGTGCTCGGGCTGCGCGGGGTGCGCGCGGCCGTTCTGGGCAAGGCGCTCCGCGGGGTCGAGGCGGTCGCGAACGCCTGGCTGGCGCGGATCGCCGGCGGGGAGTACAGCCTGTCGCTGAAACCATGGACCGAGAAGAAGTCCGGCGGCGTAGCCGACGCGATCGCCCTGGAGGTCGTCGGGCGCGGCGGCAGGGACTACCGTAGCTGCTCGGGGGGCGAGAGGCGGCGCGTGGACGTCGCCCTGCTGTTCGCTCTGTCCGAGGTCGCATCCGCCTCCTGGGGGCGGGAGCCGGGAAGCATCTTCGCCGACGAGGTGTTCGACGCCCTGGACCAGGACGGGGTGGCTGCCGTGTCGTCGGCGCTGGCCGACCTCGGCCGAGAGCGTGCCGTGGTCGTCGTGACGCACTCGGCGCAGCTCTCCGACGCGTTGGCCGCTGTCGCCACCCGGCGCCTGCGCGTGGAGGGCGGAGCCGTGGTAGAGGTGAACGGATGAGCGAGAACATAAACAAGGCGCTGGAGCCGCTGCGGGTGCCCCTGGCCGGGTTGAAGCTCGACCCGGAGAACGCGCGGAAGCACGACGACCGCTCCGTGGAGGGTATCAAGTCCTCGCTGCGGGAGTTCGGGCAACAAAAACCGATAGTCGTGCTGAACGACGGGACGATCATCGCCGGCAACGGCACGTACCGCGCGGCCAAGGCGCTCGGCTGGCAGCGGATCGCAGCCGTCCGCTTCGCCGATCTGAAGAAGGCGCGTGCCTACGCTCTCATGGACAACCGCTCGGCGGAATTGTCCGAGTGGGACAACCCGGTCCTGGCGAAGCAGCTGGAGGAGTTGTCGGCACAGCTCGTCGACTTCAACCCGGAGATGGTTGGTTTCACTGAAGCTGAGATGATGAAGCTCATATCCTCCGTGCAGACGGAGGAGGTCGAAGACAACTCGCCGCCTCCAACGGTCGACGGCCCGGTGCCAACCGACGGCTCCTTCGGACCTCCTTCACACGTTCGGATGGTGCAGCTGTTCCTGGACGAGACGACCCAGCCGCGCTTCATGGAGGCAGTGAGGGTCCTTAGTACCTCGTACAAGACCAACAACGTCACTGATACCGTGCTGCGTTGCGTGGAAGAGGCTGTTAGTGCCGGCCAAAGTCCAACTCCGTAACCGACTCGCCTATGTCGAGCCTGGACGCGTCGTCACTGACGCAGACTATGACCTGTTGGTTACAGGTGAGGTCGACGTGTACAAGCCCAACGGTGACCGCCTCTGTAGTGTGCGCCGCGAAGTTGTGTCGCAGGAGAATCGGGAGGCAGCGCGTCCCGTTCTTCGCAAGCTCAAGAGCAACGTCTCACGCAATCGCGGCGTGGCGGCCGGCGGTGAGCGGACCCATCCCATTAAGCAGGACGGCACGGTTTCGTCCACCGGCCTCGCTGCTCCCGTCCACTCTTCCATCGTAGGTTTCTTTGACCGCTATCCACGTGTTCCTTACTGCCGGCAGACAGCATTCAACGCTGAACATCCAGCGGAGTTTGACACACTCCGGCCGGCTTTTTCGGAGCTGTCAGCATGTTTCGGTGCAACGGTGCCCGAGCGTTTCAAGGCGCAGATGGGCATTGCTGATAAAACCTCGCACGACTTCGTCATTTCAGGAACCCCATGGACCACCATCACAGTTAACTACAACTGGCCAACCCACACGCACACTGACTCAGGTGACCTCGATGAGGGGTTCTCGTGTTTGACCGTGCTGCGCTCGGGGAGCTATCGCGGTGGCGTGCTCGTCTTTCCGGCTTTTCGAGCGGGTGTGGACTTGCACGACGGCGACCTCATCATGATGGACTCGCATGAATCCCACGCCAACACTCCCTTTGAGGACACCAGCGACGACTTCGAGCGTATCGCCATGGTCCTCTACTACCGGACCAAAATGAAGGAGTGCGGCACGGCAGCTGAGGAGCTAGAGCGCGCGAAGCACCTTCGTGGAGACCTTAGCGCGGCCGCCGAAGGACCGGAGCTTGGTTGAGCCGGTCTTGGAGGTCTTCTGTCGCTTCGCCAAGGCACACATCGAGTCCGGTGACATTGACCCCACCTACCCGGTACTGAAGCGGGTGTACGAGATCGAAAAGCTCGACCCCGAGACCGCCCTGTGGCGGACGCTCCTGTACGTCACCTGGTATAATCTGGGCTCCGCGTCGAAGGTCTGGACGGCGGCGTGGCCCTCTCCGCCGGAGGACCCGGAGCGTCTTCACATCTCGTCGTTCATGCAAATGGCCACGGGAACGGAGCGGCGTGGCTTCCGAGGCAATGACCTCGCTTGGCGCCACCTTCATGCGGTCCTGAGCCACGTGCGCACGCGCGGAGGTGGCCTGAAGGCGTGGGTCGACTACGTCACTCACTCGGGCGGCAAGACTGGCTGGAGCGCTATGCGCGGCGCGTTCCAGGACTTTCCATATGGGGGCAACTGGTCCAGCTACAAGTGGGTCGACCTCCTCAAGCACGTCCACAGCTACCCCATCACGGCCGACGACATCGGCGTTGGTGGTGGCGGAGCGACAGCCGGCCCCATTCCGGGCATGGTGCGCGTGACCGGGTGCGATTGGAAGCGGTGCGCTCAAGACATTGTTCTTCAGCAGGAGCTTCACGACGAGTGCGTGCGGCGCGGCGTACCGTTCAACGGGCTCGACCAACTGGAGACGGCGCTCTGTGACTTCAACTCTCTGTGTAAGGGGTCCTACTACGTTGGGCACGACATCGATCACCAGATGGAGCAATTCAAGGAGATGGGGCCGGTGTGGTGGGAGGCTCGTGTGGCTTGCTTTCCGACGCGGTATCTCGGAGAACAGGGTGGCTGGTTTGGAGTCCGTCCGAAGCTGAAGACGCTATACCGAGAACGCGGGGAGCTGGTGACCTGATGGTGCTGTTTATCGTTGGCGAGCCTGGCGTGGGCAAGACCACACTCGTGCGCCGTATCTTGGAGTCCGATAGCTACCTTATACAGAAGCCCAAGTGGACCGTGGGACCGACCGTGTGTGCCGCAGGGCACTACAACGGAGGAGCTTTCGACGGTGCCGACACGGTCCCCTACAATGGTGTGCAGGAGGCGCTGACCTTTTGGTCAGCAGAGTTGAAGAACCAACTTCTCACCATCTTCGATGGGGATCGCTTTTCCAACGCGGGCACGGTGACAGCTTTGAAGACGGGAGTGCCCGAACTGGATGTGAGGTGCGCACTGTTGGCCGCCGACCCTGATGTGTCTGCAGCTCGTCGAGCTCGTCGTGGTTCCCATCAGAATGTCGCTTGGGTCAAGGGCCGTCGAACCAAGGCGCTTCGCTTCGCCAAGACTTTCGACAAGCTACTCGTTCTCGACGCCACAAAGTTAGTTGACGTCTTGGAGACCGAGTTGCGAGCATTTCTCACGTGACCGACGACGCGGAGCCGGAGCCGGAGAACGAGGTGCCGCCGTCCGAGGACCCGCGCTGGGCCGAGTGGGTCGTGCCGCTGCACGGCTACCTGCGCGCGCTGCCGCGCAGCTGGGAAGACCTCCGCCGCTGGAGGGCCGCAAGCGGCACGTCGGCGTCGATGCTTCACAACATGCTGTCGTGGATGTCGAACAACCGGATGGTGGACTGGGACGGCCGCCTGTGGCGCGCCATCGGCGAGCCCGAGCGGCGCGTCCTGGTCGAGGCCGACGAGGCGCTGCGCCGCCTGGAGCGCGAGGAGCTGCCGACCTCCAGGCCCGGCCCCGGGCAGTTCTTCTTCGTCGGCTCGCGCTCGTCCGGATCGGACCGGAGCGACCGCAGTGGGTAAGCGTGCGCGCATCAAGAAGGCGATGGAGGCTGCCGCGCAGGGTCGTACGAGGCGAAGGCGCCTCGCCGCCGCCAGGCTGAAGAGGCGCCGGGAGCGAGCGGAGCAGAAGCTGGCCAACCGCGCGGCCAGGCGGCTCATGTACACGGGCGACACGAGGGGCCCGGATGGGCAGTAAGGGCCGCGCCCGTCGCCGGAGGGCCAGGCAGCGGGAGCGCCAGCGGCGGGAGGATCGCAGGGAGCAGCGCTTGGCCAACCGGGCAGCTGCCGTCCTCGCGCGCCAGGGAAAACCCCAGCCGTCCTTCCTCACCTGGCGCGACATCGAAGAGATCGCCCGTCGATGACCGACCGCTGGAGCCCGCCCTACACGGTGCTGGAGCTGGGGAGGCTGTTCGGGCTTTCGGAGGAGGACCTGACCGTCCTGGCCGAGGTCGGCATGCTGCGGTCGGCGGACCACCTCGCCTACGATGAGACAAAGGGCATGCGCTTCCAGGTCCACGGCCTGGGCAACCGGTACCTGGTTCACGACCTCATGCGGGTGGCCGAGGCGGCGCATAGGCTGCAGGGCAGGACGATCCCGGGCGACTGCGAGGACTTCGCCGAGCGCGCGTACCTGTCGACGACGGTCAGCCGGTCGAGGCCATGAGCCGGATGGCGGCCCGGACGGCGTCGGCCCCGCCGGGCTGCAGGTAGATCGCGAAGCCGGACTCCAGCGGGCGCGGGCCCAGCGGCACGAGCACCGCCGCGACCGCCAGCATCCGCGCCGCCTGCCCGTCCGGGTCCGCGTGCTTCCCGGATGAGAGCGCCTCGCGCAGCCGCGTCGCGAGCGCGCCCAGGTCGGCGTAAGAAGCGGGCACCGCGCCCGGCGGCGGCTCCGGCGCCACGGGCAGCGACACGACCCCGAGCTCGGGGCCCAGCCAAAAGCCGCGCGCCCCGTCGGCGCCGGTCACGGCGGGGGTCACTGCTGCCCCGAGCCGGCCAGCCTGGCCGCCGCGCGCAGGTGCCTGACGTCGGCACCAGGGGGAAGCCACAGGGCCACGTGGTCGAACGGGAACGGGGTGCGCCCGCTGGCCACTTTGAAGGTGTAGGGGCCCTGGGCGGTCGGCACGGCGACCAGCTGGCCCGCGAGGCCCGCAACCGCCGCCTCCAGCCCCAGCGAGTCCAGCACGTCGGCCCACTCCGCGGGCGACATGGCGCCGTGGATCATGATGGCGCCGGGCGGGGCGCGCATCTCCAGGCGCACGTCCGGCCCGCACTCCAGTCGGACGTGGTACTCGTCCATCACTCTCCCCTTAGCCTGCCGGCGGCCGCGTCCGCAAGGAACTCCTCCTCGCGCCCCGGCAGGATCCAGAAGGACACGCCGCGCAGCTGGTCCGACCGCCGCCAGGCCCAGGCCGGCTCGTCTCGCCCCGGGTGCAGCCGCAGGTATGGCTCCAGGCCCGGGGCGGGGCTGCCCTTCGGCATGGCGTAGAAGCTCCAGCCGTCCGGCCCCTCCCCGGGAGCGACGCAGACGGGCCGGTTGGCCACGCGCCGCCGCTTGGCGGCCGACCGCCACTGGCCGCTCAGGACCTTCCGCCAGGCCACGGGCTTGGCCCCGGCCGGCTCGTAGGGCACGAACGGGAGCTGCATGGGGCCGTCCACCATGACGGACGGGGGCAGCGCCAGCCGCTCGGGCCACCAGTAGCCGCCGCCGACCGCCCGCGGCTCCTCCCGCCAGGACAAGACCGCGAACGCGTCGTCCGACAGCAGCCTGGAGGGGTCGCCGGGCCACAGCGGGTGGTCCAGCGCGCGCCCCGGCACCCTGCGCCTCCAGTCCTCGGGCCAGCCCATTAACATATAGTTGCCCGCCCGCGCCGTTTTTACCGCGGGCCAGGCCCTTTGCCGTCCCAAGGTGGCGGGCGCGGCGCCGTTTCCCTGCCGCGCGGGCGCGTTTCCCGCCCCTTCGCCGCCCTTTCTTGGCCCAGGCTTGACCAAAACCGGCCAGCGGGTTACCTATCGGGTTACCTTTCCGGGGACCCGTGGCCAGGCGACCGATCACCAACGATCTCTACGACGCGCTGCTCCGGGCCTTCCGGGACAAGCCGGCTAACTTCACCAATGCTGGGCGCCTCGCCGGCTGCTGCGTGCGGATGGCCAAGCGCGGCTGGTACGACGGCTGGGTGCCGAGGCTGCCGTGGGCGATCCCCATCGAGGTCGCCCTGCGCCAGGAGCAGGAGGCCGCCCGTGCCGAGCAGCGCCGCCGGGAGGAGGCCGACCGCCAAGCCGCCCAGGACGAGCGCGACAAGGCGCGCCAGGACGCCGTCAAGGCCCTGGCCACCGAGGGGCAGCTGCTCCACGCCGGCAGGACCAACGTCCTCGCCGCCCTGGCCTCGGCCAGCCAGCTGGTGCCGGCCTTCCGCAAGCTGCTCGCCGAGGCCAACGCCGCCATGGCCGACCCGGCATTCAAGGCCGAGCCCGGCAAGACGCTCAAGATGTTCAAGGAGTTCAGCCACTCGGTGCGCATGCTGGTCGAGTCCAGCGACCGCCTGATCGAGGCCGAGCGCAGGCACAAGGGCGAGCCCACGGCCGTCATCGGCCTGGACGTCGGCGGCATGAGCCTGAAGGAGGCGGCCCAGACGGTCGAGGAGACCACCGCCCTGTTCGAGCTGGCCCGGCGGCGGGGGCTCCTGGAGCCGGACTTGGGTAAAAACGGGTCGGGCGAGCAAGATAAGGGTGATGAGCCAGGATCGGACTCAGGCCCCACGACCCACTAACGGGTCTCACTCTAAATCCCGGTCTCATCAGCCGGGCTAGTGCGTCTCCGTTTGCGCGCGAAAGTGCTCTCCTTTCACGTGCGAATGGAACGCAACGGGACGGAATGGGCAATCGCCGCATACCCCTCCGTCGCTAAAACATCGGCGCGCGTGGCCCCCGGCGAGACGGGGGCATTACGATGGCCCAGGATCGGACTCAGGCCCCACGACCCATTGACCGCTCGAACCTGACCGGGTTCTGGCTGGCCCGTGCGAGGTTTAAGGCGCAAAGGTGCATCGACGACTCGACGCTCGGCGTGCTTATGTCCATCGGCGCGGTGTCCGTGTTCGACGACTACGTCCGCGTGAACGACGAGGAGGCCGTCCGGGCGTCCAGCGCGGCGCACCGGCTGCTTCGTGGTTGACGTGCGTTTAGCGTCTAAAACGTCTTGCGTCGGTAACCTTTAGGTGCTAACCGTGCACTCGTGTCCGCCGCGCCGTGGAAGTTCTCGTTCACGTACTCCGACCTTGCGGACGTGGCCCGCATGAGGGTGATCGACGTCAAGCGGGCGAGGCGGCGCGGCGAGTTCGACCCGAGCGACTTCCTGTCCGTCCTCGTCTGGCTGCGCCGCAGGTGGGGAGCGCCGGAACGGACGCCATGAGCACGGTCAACGGCCCGTGGATGACGCGTAGCGCTCTTAACGCTGCCCTGCAGGGCGCCATGCCCGAGCACTACTTCAGCGCCGTCCCGAGCCGGCTGCTCGACTCCATGGTCCGCTTCGGCCTGGCCGAGACGCGGGTGGAAAAGACGGCGGGCGGGCGCCGCAGGCGCCGCTACCGGCTCGCCGGCGCCAGGCCCTACCGCCCCGAAGAGATGGCGCAGCTGGCCGACGCCTACAGCGCGGCGACCCGGCTTTCGCGCGGCGGCGAGAGGCACGACGTGGTCCTCATGCTGCCGGGGCACGGGTTCAAGGTCGGCGACCAGCTGATCATCAACGGCAACGAGCCGGTCTGGGTGACCGCTGTCGACGCCGGCGGGAAGGTGACCGTCGTGCCCGCCGACGGCGGGCGGCCGACGTGGGACGGCCGGTGAGCGAGCCGGCCAACGTGCTCGACTTCGACGACCTGCGCGTGGCCGCCAAGCGGGCGGCCCAGGCCCGCCTGTCCATGGCGCGGCTGGCCCGCGAGGACCCGTGCATATTCGCCCAGTACGTCGGGCGCGACGAGGTGACCCACAGGCCCATCCGCCTGGCCCCGATGCACGAGGCGTGGCACGGCCTGGTCGACAAGCACGACAAGCTGGTCCTGTGGAGCCACGTCGAGGCGGGCAAGACGTTCGGCCTGTCGGTCATGCGCGTGCTGTGGGAGGTCGGCCGCGACCCGACGCTCCGCGTGCTGGTCCTGTCGGCCACGCAGACGCAGAGCAACAAGATCGCCAGCGCCATCGCCGGCTACGTCGAGACCTCCGACGAGCTCCACGAGGTGTTCCCGGACCTGCGCCCGACCCAGCGCGCCTACGAGCGCTGGCAGCCGCTGTCCGGCAAGCTGACCGTGCGCCGCGAGACGGAGTCGAAGGACGCGACCATCACCACGGCCGGCGTCCACAGCCAGGGGGTGCTCGGTGCGCGCTACGACCTCGTCATCCTGGACGACGTGCTGAACGCCGAGAACACCGGCTCGGTCGAGCAGCGGCGGCAGCTGGTCGAGTGGCTGCAGTCCACCGTCCAGAGCCGACTCACCGCCCGCGGTCGGTTGTGGGTGGTCGGCACCGCCTGGCACCCCGGCACGGGCGGCGACGACCCGGGCGACGCCATGCACCACTACGCGCGCCTGTTCCCGGCGTTCCGCTACCCTGTGCTGGACGACGGTGGGCAGCCGCGCTGGCCCGAGCGCTGGCCCATGGAGCGCATTGACGAGAAGAAGCGCACCATCCACCCGGCCGAGTTCGCCCGTCAGATGATGTGCGAGGCGCGCGACGACTCCAGCAGCATGTTCAAGCAGGCCTGGATCGACGTCGCGCTCAACCGCGGCGCCGGCCGCGTCATGCAGCGGAACAACCTCCACTACGGGCCCCACGCCGGGATGCGGTACTACACCGGCGTCGACCTGGCCGTGCAGCACCACAGCTCGGCCGACCTGACCGTCCTGTGCACGATTGCGGTCTACCCGAACCAGGACCGCGAGCTGCTGGAGGTCCTGGCCGGCCGCTGGCACGGCCCGGACATCCTCGCCCGCATCCTCGACGTGCACAGCCGCTTCCAGTCGATCGTGTATGTGGAGAACAACGCCGCGCAGGACTACATCCTCCAGTTCACCCGGCACGTCAGCGCCGTGCCGGTCAAGCCGTTCACCACCGGCCGGAACAAGGCGCACCCCGAGCACGGCGTCGAGTCGCTGGCCGTGGAGATGCAGAACGGCAAGTGGATCCTGCCCTGCCAGGGCGGCCGCTCGCCGGAGCTGCAGGCGCTGGTCAGCGAGATGCTCTACTACGACCCGCGCGTCCACGTCGGCGACCGGCTGATGGCGCTGTGGTTCGCCCGCGAGGCGGCCCGCATGGGGGCGGTGCAGGCGCAGGTGGGGAGGTTGGACCTTCTCTCAAGATGATGTACTGACAATGTGTGCCACCGAAGCGGAAGAGGCCGCCGACAAAGACGGCGGCGGAGCTTGACTGGGAGCGGCGGCTGACGCCGCTGCCGATGGAGGAGACGATGACGGAGTACCAGGAGAGGCAGGCGGCGTTCAACAGGCTGGCGCGGGTGGCGATGAGCCCCAACGCGCGCTGCTTGGCTTGCGAGCATTTCATCGCGGCGTGCGTGCCGGAGGACGGCCGCTGCGGCGAGTGCTACGTGGCCAACCGCAAGACCGCGCTGGAGTACGACGCGGCCGTCCCGCGGGAGCAGAAGGTCGGCGCGCCGCTGCAGGTGCGGCCGTGCCTCGGCTGCGGCACGCGCGCCCACGCCGGCCTGGACGCGTCCGGCCGGTGCACGACGTGCGCGACCGTCAGCCGCAACCTCGCCGAGCGTGACGAGGAGGACGCGCCGCCCCCAAACGGGGCTCGGGTGTCATCCAGCTTCGGCGTGTCGCCGTCCGGCGGCGTGGAGGAGCTGGCGTCCAAGCAGCCGCAGGCGGCCAAGGCGGACTGCCCCGCCTGCCGCGGGGCCAAGACCGTGGCCGTGCTGGCGCGGGCTGCGTCCGCGCAGGCGCTGCGCCTGCTCGTGCAGGCGCTCAGCCCGACGACCGATCGGGGCGACGCCCTTCGGTCGCCGCAGATGAGTGAGTCGATGCTGAAGACCCTGATCGAGGTGGCCGAGCGCGCCGACGTCCTGGCCGACAGGGTCATCGCGGGGAGCGAGGTGCTGTCGTGAGCTGGGTGACGGCGATGGTCCTGGGCGGCGCCGCGGGCGCCGGGTACGCGTTCACGACCTGGCTGCTCGGGCGGATATTCCGATGAGGGTGCTGGGGATCGTGCTGCTCAGTGCCTCTGTGGCGGTCGACCTACTCGGCCTCCTGGTGTGGGCCCTGCGAGAAGGATAGGATGGCGGCATGAGCAGCGGCACGAGGACCGAGGCGTACGCGGGCCGGCACACGTCGGCGGCCGTTTCCGACCGGGTCATGTCGATGGAGAGGATCGCCCGGCTTGGCATGTCGCCGCGGCAGCAGGCGCTCAACCACTACTGGAGCTGGTACCGCGTCGCCAACTACGACGCCCGCCGCATCGACTGGGACGGGCGCGAGCGCGCGCAGTCGTCCATCGACCACGAGGCCATCGCGCACGCGGGCTTCATCCCGCCCGGCTTCTACGACGCCGGCGCGACCTTCCCGCTCAAGTTCCGCAGGCCCACGGCGCCATACGCGCTGGTCAAGGTCATCGTCGACCGATTCACGGGCCTGCTGTTCTCCGAGGGCCGCCACCCGCAGATGCGCACGCCAGGCGACCCGCTCACGGAGGACTACGTCGGCGCCATGGCCGAGGAGTCGCGCCTGTGGCAGGCGATGATCCGCGCGCGCACCTTCGGCGGCGCCACAGGCTCGGTGGCCGTCGGCTTCCAGTTCCTGGAGGGGCGGCCGGTGGTCGAGGTGCACGACCCGCGCTGGCTGCGCCCCGAGTTCATCGACCGGGCCACTCACAAGCTCAAGTCGGTCGAGAAGCGGTTCATGTTCCCGATCGAGGTCCAGGACCCGGAGACGGGCGCCTGGGTGCCCGTGCCGCACTGGTACCGCCGCGTCATCGACGACGTGACCGACACCCTGTGGAAGCCGGTGCCCGTCGGCGAGGGCGAGGAGCCGGACTGGGGCGACCCGGAGCTGGTCGAGGCGCACGTGGAGCACGGGCTGGGCGAGTGCCCGGTCGTCTGGGTGCAGAACATGCCGGTCGAGGACGACATCGACGGCGACCCCGACTGCCACGGCGTGTACGACATGGTCGAGATGGCCGACGCGCTCATCGCCCAGGCCAACCGCGGGATCATCGCCAACAGCGACCCGACCGTGCTGATCGTCTCCCCCGACAACCTGCCCGAGGTGCGCAAGGGGAACGAGAACGCCATCAAGCTCACCCAGGGCGACGCCCGCTACATGGAGGCCAACCTGGAGGGCCCGCGCTCGGCCCTGGAGATGGCCGAGGGGCTGCGCAAGAAGATCTTGGAGGTCGCCCAGTGCGTCCTCGACCACCCCGAGCGCACCAGCGTCAGGACCGCGACCGAGATCAAGCTGGTCTACTCCAGCATGACGGCCAAGGCCGACATCCTACGGGAGCAGTACGGCGAGCGCTGCGTGAAGCCGCTTATGGAGATGATGCTGCGCGCCGCGCAGAAGGTCACCTCCAGGTCGACCGTCGACGAGGACGGCACGATCGTCAACCACACGCTGTCGCTGCCGGACCGTGCGGTCACCGGCGAGGACGGCGAGATCACCATGGAGCCGCGCCGCCTGGGCCAGGGCGGCGGCAGCCTGAAGCTCCAGTGGCCCGACTACTTCGAGCCGTCGCTGCAGGACATCGAGATGGCCACGCGCGCCGCCGGGGCCGCCAAGCAGCTCGGCCTGGTCGACTCCGAGCACGCGGTGAAGAAGGTCGCCCAGTACTACGACGTCGAGGACGTGCCGGCGATGATCCGGCACATCAAGCAGGAGGCCAAGGAGCAGACCGACGAGCTGGCCGCCCAGTCGCTCGCGGGCCTGTCCGGCCCGCCGGCGCCGCCGGCCCCCGGGGAGCCGGAAGAGGACCGCGAGCCCGGGCTGCAGTAAAAGCGCCCGCCGCGGGCAACATATAGAGAGCAACAGGAGGAACATCATGTGGTCCGCTTGGTCGCCGCTGAGGGAGCTGGAGGACAAGTACGGCCTGGACGCCGCCACGGTCGAGCGCTGGGCCAAGGTCGGCTACGCGCAGCTCCAGCTGCGCAAGCCGGACGGCAGGACGCCGGAGAAGTGCGCGCGCATCCGTGGGTTCCTGGGGACCGACGCCGCCACGGAGCTGCGGATGATCGGCCAGTCCGTCAAGCACGCCGAGCGCTGCAAGCTCGTGGCGGGGGCAAAGGCTTGAACGCTCGGGTAATTAGCGGCGACCCCGACAGGCAGACCGCCGAGCTGGTGGTCCGCATGGCGGACGCCGACCTGCGGTTCACCGACTCGCTAGGTACCTACAACATGGCCAAGCGGCTCGGCCTGCCGACGCTGGAGCGCGGCCGGTTCCACAACGGCGCGCTGGCCAAGCACCTATGGTTCGTGCCGTCTTGGTTCGCCTCCCTGCCGTACGAGGTGCTGTGCCTCGTCGAGCCGAAGCTGCGCAGCCCGGAGCGCTGCGCGGCCCTGTCGGCCGCGTACCGCCTCGGCGGCCCGCAGGCCGTCCACAGCATGGCGCTCAGCCCGTGACCATCAGGGGGACACTGCAGGGCGCGCCCCGCGGCCCGGAGTGGGTCTGCACGGAGGACCTGCGCCGCCGGCTCGAGCCCGACCCAAAGCTGGCCGTCTCGTTCTGGACGCTGTACGCCGAGGCCGACCGCCTGGGGCTCGTCGAGCTGTGGTCGATGTCCATGGGTCAGGGCGCCTACCTGAAGATCTGCGGCTGGGACGGCGAGGACGTCCTGGCCACGGTCCGCGAGGTCGTGGCCGCCACCAGGGCGGCGATGGCCCTGGAGGAGGACGGCGAGGCCGCCGCGCGCTTGGACCTGGCGGCCGGCCGGTCGCTGGACGCCATAGCCCAAACGCTGGGCATGCACCGCGCGATGGGCGAGACGGACGCGGACTTCAGGGCGCGCACCCAGGCGTTCCACCGCGGGGAGCCGGTGGAGCCGTGATCATCGCCGTCGACTACGACGGCACCGTCGTCGAGCAGGACGGGGTCGCCTACTCCGACGTCGTGACGCCGCCGCGCCTGGTCCCCGGCGCGCGCGAGGGCCTGCAGTCGCTGAAGCGCGCCGGCCACATACTGATCCTCTGGTCCGCCCGGGCCAACCGCGCCCTACTGTTCAACCCGGCGATGGCCCCGCTCGTCCGGGCCGGCGCGACCCGCGCCAACTTCAGGCGCTGGGAGCTGGCCCGCCGCACGCACGTCGAGCGCTACCGGCAGATGGTCGAGTTCGCGGAGCGGGAGCTGCCCGGGGTGTTCGACGCCGTGGACGACGGCTCCTGCGGCAAGCTGGAGGCCGACCTGTACATAGACGACAGGGCCGTGCGCCTCGGCCACGGGCTGGGCGGGTCGAGCTGGCGCGACGTGGCCCGCGAATACGGGGCCGCCGCGTGAACCTCTACGACCTCGTCCGCGGCATCGGCGAGCGCCTCCGTGGCGAGCGGCTGTGCCCCTGCCAAGAGTGCAGCGAGCTGCGGTCCGGGCGCGCGCCTCTTGGCCCGGCCGAGGTCTACGTTTTCTGCATGCGGTGCTGCCTCGCCGTCGAGACGCGCGACGGCCGCACCTGCGGGCGGTGCGGGTTCGAGGTGGCCGACCGAGCGCCGGACCACCTCTATCATGGGAGCGACTGATGGGAGACGGGAAGCCGAAGGTGATACACAGGGACAAGCTGTTTGGCGGCAAGACGGCCGAGCAGGTCCACAGGGAGACGGCGCTCGGCGGGCGCAAGTGCGTGTGCGGGCTGCCCGCCGCGGGGCGGGCCGTGTCGTTCGCGCCGTTCGCCGACCTGGTCGAGAAGGACCCGCGCCGCGTCGAGTGGCTGGCAGCGCAGAACGGCGGCGCCATCCCGATGATGAGGTTCAAGACCGGCAAGGACGACGACAGCGCCAGGGAGTTCGTGAAGCTCGGCGAGGTCTTCTACTGCGACATCTGCCGGCCGGCGTGCGAGAAGGCGATGGCCAAGCTGCCGAGCTGGGTGATCGTCGACTGGGACCGCGGGCCGACGCCCACCAAGCCGCAGGTCGGGTACGGCTCGTGATCAGGAAGGTCGGCGGCAAGTTCGTCTTGTTCACTGCGGACGGCTCGCGCCGGCTCGGCACGCACCCGTCCCGCGCCAGCGCCGAGCGGCAGGAGCGCGCGGTCCAGGCGTCGAAGCACGCCGGCGGCCGGGGCGGCGTCGACCCGCACAAGCTCGCCGCCTTCGCCCGCAAGCACGGCGGCGGGCGCGGGCCGCTGCCCGGCGGGATGAACGTCCCGCCGGTCGAGCAGGAGACGGACTACTCCTGCGGCGCGGCGGCGCTGCTCGCCGTGCTCCGGTACTACGGCCTGGACGACGGAGCCAGCGAGGAGGACCTCTACGGGCGGCTGCGCACGACGCCCGAGGAGGGCACCGCGCCGGACGACATCTCCAGGGTGGCCAACGAGTTCGGTCTGCAGGCCAACTGGCGCACGGGCGTCGGCGACGCGGACCTGCGCGCCGCCGCCGAGGAGGGCGTGCCGGTGATCCTCAACCTCCAGGCGTGGGACGAGCGGCCGGATGACCCGGAGTCGCACGTCGAGGACGGGCACTACGTCGTGCTCGTTGCGGCCACCGACGCCGGGGTCGAGTTCATGGACCCGTCGGCCGGCGACTACGAGACGCTGACCCTGGACGAGCTGGACGAGCGCTGGCACGATGTCGAGGGCGAGCGCGGGGCGATCTTTGTCGGACAAAGAAGAGGACGATGAGTTTGCCGAGCCGGACACGGTCGTCGAGGAGCACCCACTGTGCCCCCGGTGCGGCTCCCCGATGTTCGACGACGGCGGGAAGGGCGGCGAGTTCGTCACCATGCGCTGCTCGTCGTGCAGGTACGGCAAGATGACGCTGAGGGAGAAGCCTCGTGAGCGATAAGCTGGCCAAGTGGGCGAACGCCGAGCGGCAGAGCCGGAAGAGCGACAGGCCCCAGGACGACGGGCTCAAGCCCGGCGAGCGCAAGGCGCTGTGGAAGCTGCGGCAGGAGGCTAAGGACCTCGGCTCGCAGCTGACGTCCGGCGGCAAGGGCGGGCTCCCGCCGTCGCTGGTGCTCGGCGTCATGCGCCGCGACAAGTACCGCTGCAAGACGTGCGGCGAGCTGGGCGACGTCGAGGAGAACGGCGGCATCGGCATACACCACAAGGGCGGCATCGTCGCCTCCAAGTGGCTGTCGAGCAAGGGCCACTCCAACGACCCAAACAACCTCGTGACCATCTGCGGCCGGTGCCACGACAAGGAGCACGAGGAGGCCCGCGAGGAGGGAGACGACTCCTCGCAGGTGACGGCCGAGGCCGACGAGGGAGACCCTCGCCGCGACAAGGGCAAGCCGCTCGCGAGGCCGAGGTCGTGAACTTCCGCGAACCGCAGTACCGCGAGCTGCCCGGCGTCGTCTCCGGCGCCGCGCTCGCCGAGCACGTCAAGCTCTACCAGGGGTACGTCGAGCGGTCGAAGCTCGGCTGGGACCAGGGCGACGGCCACGACCTCGCTGGCGCCGTGCTCCACGACCTGTACTTCTCCGGCCTGTCGCCCCGCTCGGCGTCGCCGGTTCCGTCAGCGCTGGCGGCGGAGTCCGGCCCGGCCTTCGGCTGGGGAACGCTCGGCGCCTTCTGGCGCGACATGCGCGCCGCGGCGCTGGAGGCCAAAGGTTGGGCACTCCTCGTGCGGAGACCGGACGACGTTGCCAGGGTCGTCCGGCTCGATAGGCACAACGCCGCCGTCCCCGGTTATTCGGTTGTGGTCGCGGTGGACTGCTACGAGCATGCTTACTGGATGGACTACGGCACCCGGAAGGCCGATTACCTGGACTCCCTGTGGAACGCCATCGACTGGGCCGAGGTTGCCCGGCGCTGGCGGGAGGCGGGGTGATGGACGCCCACAAGCTGGAGGCCTTCGCCGGCGGCGGGGGCGGGGCCGAGCGGACGGACGACGAGCTGGCGCGTCTGCGCTCGCCCGCCGTCTCGTACATGGAGATCGAGGCGGCCGCCGGCGGGTTCTCCTGCGGCACGTGCCGCTTCGCCGACCCGTCGGCTCGGCGCTGCACGCACCGGAAGGTCGACGCCCCGGTCAGCCCGGACCACGGCTGCTGCAACCTGTGGGCTGGCGAAGGTGTTACCTTCCCTCCAGACTTCAAGCTGCCGAAGTGAGGTCCTTTTGCTCGTCCTGCTCCGCTGGTACTGCGAGAGGCCGAAGGGCAGGCTGTGCTTTCGGAAGGAGGAGGCGCGCGAGGTGGACACGGACGAGGAGCTGGAGGCGACGAGGGCCATGCTGTTCAAGTACCCGTTCTCGACGTGCACGTGCGGCGAGCGGATCGTCAGGTCGATGGTGATCCCGGATGCCAAGGGCAGGTAGGGGCGTGTTCGCCGTGTGCACCTGCGACGCGCCGCTGCGCGCGCACGCGAACAGCCTGTGTACCAGGTGCGGTAACATGGCGACGTCGGTCGTCGACGCAGCAAGCAGACCTGTCGAATTTCGTAACGATCACGGTGGCTTCTGCTGCTGCTTCGCCTGCGTGATGGAGCGTCGCCGTCGTGCCGGCGCGGACCCCGACTAGGGAGCACCAGCGAGCGCTCGCCGCGCACCGCCAGCGCCTGGTCCGGCTGGCCGAGGGCCGCGGCGTGAGCCGGCTGAAGCGCCTGTACGACAGGGCGCAGGACGAGCTGGAGGTGAAGCTGCGCCGCGTGCCGGCCGGGCGGAAGGACGAGTTCACGGCCCACCAGCACCGCGTCATGCTGGCGCAGGCCCGCCAGGGGCAGATGGTCATCGCCAGGGCCATGGCCGGCGAGTCGGTCGAGCTGTCGCGTGAGGCGCAGGTCGAGTCGCTGCGCGGCCTCGGCGGCTGGATCGGTCGGATGGAGAAGGAGTACGTCGGCGCCGCGCCGACCTTGCCGATCGACGAGGCCGCCAGGTTCTGGGGCGTCATCGACAAGCGGCGCACGTCGCTCATCCGCGCGCACGAGGCGTCGATGGCGAGCTACGGCGCGCGCGTGACCAAGTCGATCGAGGAGGGGCTCGGGCTGTCGCTCGCCACCGGCGAGACGACGGAGCAGGCGGTCGACCGCGTCCGCGCCGCCGCCAACAACGAGTGGTGGCAGGCCGAGCGCATCGTCCGCACCGAGCAGGCCTGGGCCTTCAACGCCACGGCGGCCGACGGGATAGCGGAGATCGCCGAGGACGTCGAGGACCTCTACATGCGCTGGACCGAGCACGTCACGGACGAGGGCGAGCCGATGGACGACCGCGTCGGCGAGGACAGTGTGGTGATGCACGGCCAGGTCGCCCGCCCCGGCGGGCTGTTCACGATGCCGCGCGACGAGCGCGTGAGCGAGTCGATGTGGGGGGAGCGCTGGTCGTTCCCGCCGAACCGTCCGAACGACCGCGCCACGCTGCTCGCCTGGCGCCCGTCGTGGGGTGGACTTGCGTGGGAGCTTCGACGAGGAAGGCGCGTTGACCTCGGTGACTGATCGCTGTAGCTTGTGACGCATACGCCCGGAGGAACCACACCCACCATGCCCATCAATCCCAAAAAGTTAGAGGCGTTCGCTCACAAGAAGGACAAGCCGGGCGGGTTCCCGCCGGGGAAGAAGGCGCCGCCCTTCGGCAAGAAGGGGAAGATGTACGGCGGCAAGATGGGCCACAAGGGCAAGGGCCCGCTGCAGGACTGGGCGAAGGAAGAAGAGGGCGAGCACGAGCACGGCGGCGAGGACGGCGAGGTCGACGTGCAGGCGATCGGCGAGCGCGTCCAGAACGGCAAGGGCGACAAGCGCCTAATGCGCCTGGCCGACGGCGTCGACGAGGAGAACAACCCGCCGGCCTGGGTCGAGGACGAGGACGTCTGGGAGAAGGCGAAGGACGCCGTCGAGCCGCACTGGGACGAGTACGACGAGCCGTACGCCGTCGTCGCGCACGTCTACGACAAGATGGGCGGCGGCATCAAGGGCGGCAAGAAGGGTCGGCACCACGACGATGACGGCGAGGAGCACGACCACGAGGACGAGGACGACGAGTACGAGGGCGACGAGTAATCGCCGGCCGCTTGACAACGCGGCGCCCAGTGGCCAACATGGGGTATATGCGCAGCTCCCATTAGCACCCGGCCGGACCTCCCGCTTGCTGATCCTCAACAGTGGAATTCAACAACCGGTCACAGCAGCGACCTTAACGGCCACAGAAACCATCACGTTCCGATTGAACCCCACCTGCACCTGCACCACTACGTTGTGGTACGGGCGGGCCTACCTCCGGGATTACGCACGGCGCAGGTCATCCACGCCGCCGGTGAGAGCGCTCGCCTCGCCGCTGCGGTTCCGGCCGGCACGCACGCCGTCGCGCTTGCGGCGGATGGGGAGCCCGATCTCCGCCGGATTGGACGTGACCTTGACGCGGCGGGATTCGCACACGTCCGCGTCGTCGAGAGCGACCCGCCGTACTCCGACCAACTCATGGCCATCGGCGTTGCGCCGATTCAACGCACATCGAAGCTGAAGCGAGGGCCTTCTACGTGGTGAGTTGACAGCTTGCAGTCGCTCTGACACGCTGGGCTCCATGGCCGTGACCAACTTCTTCACCTACCCGCTCGACGTGCCCCACATCGAGGGCCCGGGCTTCGTGCACCGCGAGTCGGCGGCGCCGGGGAACGACTCCCACCAGTACGTCCCGCCGGAGCACGCGATCCGGAGGGAGAAGGGCGACATCGGCCTCAGCACGATCAAGGACTTCGACCCGCGCTCGCTGACGGCGGGTGGCGTCCCGTGGAAGAACTTGAAGGGAGGCCGCTGATGTTCAAGTCAACGCCGGGGGCGCACCGCACGGTGCGCCACATCGCCCAAGATAAGAACGCGGCGCCAGGCTTCAACGGCCCGAGCGACTCGACCTACGACGCCCGAGCGGGCGTCGGGCGCGACGTCGGGCACTCGCAGGGCACCTACGAGTGCAACGTCATGGGCACCATCACCCAGACGCCGAAGCCGTCGAAGTCGGTCAAGGCGCCGATCAAGTAGAGGAGGGCCACCGTGCCGCACGAGGAGAGCTGGAAGTACGCGCAGAAGGTCGGCCCGGACAAGGCCAAGAAGGAGGTCGTCGAGGTATACGACGACGTCTACGGGCACTACGTCGGCGACGAGAGCGGCAAGGCCGACTCTCTGCACCCGTCGAAGGACACCAAGCGGCCGTTTGGGTCGCTGAGCGGAGGAAAGTGACCATGTCGGACCTGAGCAAGTTCGTGACCTCGACCCCGTCGGACCCGGTGCACAACATGCCGGGCACCTACTCCGACGACGTGATGGCGATCCCGGAGGCCGACAAGCTCCAGGAGAGCCAGATGCCGAAGGGGAAGGACCCGAGCCCGTTCAAGCTCGGCCCGATGTCCGGCGGCGAGCGCTAGCCGGCCACGCCGATGGCCGACCAGTTCAGCCTGACCGGCAGCTACCAGGCGACGCCGGCCTTCGGTTCGCCGTCGGCGATCGGGGCGATCATCGCGCCTGTCGACGAGGAGCTGATCCTCGTCGATAAGTTCTACGACCAGGTGCAGCTGACCGTCGACGGCCCCGTGTCCGTCCCGTTCGGCGGCGGCGTCGTCAACGCGCACGTCGTGATCCTCAAGGCCACTGGCGGCAAGGTGACGGCGCGCTTCACCTCGGCCGACGGGACGACCCAGGCCGTGCCCGTCGACAGCTTCGCCGTCGTCATGTCGCGCACCGTCCCGTTCACCGCGCTCGACCTCACGCGGATCCCCGGGCAGCTCACGGCAGTGGACGTCTTCCTGGGCCAGAACTCTTGACAAGCCGGCGCGCGCCTGAGACAAACGTCGGCGACACCCACAAGTAAGGAGAGCGCCACATGGCCGCCACCGCAACCAAGACCGACTCCGTTGCCGCCGAGATGTCGAGCGGCGACCCCGCCAAGCTCGCCAACGGTGCAGAGCAGGTCCGCATCGGCGACATGCTGGCGCCGCAGAAGTGGACCGTCGCGGCCCTCTCGCCGGCGGCGACCGCCGTCGACCTGACCTCGGCCGCCGTGGCCGCGGTGGCGACCGCGGGCGCGTTCACCCCGGCGCTCCGTTCCGAGAACGGGGACCAGCCGCCGCGCCTTCCCGCCGTTCTCAACGCCGGCGCGATCACCGTCCGGGTGACCGGCGGCGCAGCGGCCGCTGGCCCGCGCATCGTGACCGACTCCGGTGGCACTCCGTCGGCGACGGTCTGCACGCTGTCCGAGGACGGCAAGACGCTGACCTTCGAGGCGAACGTCACCGACTTCGTCGTCGAGTACTCGGCGCGCGCCGCCAAGGACATGACCAAGGCATTCGCCTCGGTGTAATCGAGGCTTTTGCAGCATCCCGCGCCTTCGCCGCCGGGTAGTCCGACGATCGGGGCGCGCGGGAAACAGCGTGTCTCTTCGGAGCCGAGCCCAGTCAGACTCGTAAGGTTCCCGCAGTCCTCCTACGCGACGACGGCGGCAACTGGTCGATGACCGACGATGGGAAGCCCAAAGAGCCAAGACAAGCGAGGACGCTGATGGACACGCAGATCGACCCGACTCAGGCAGCACAAGGACAGGTAGCCCCGCAGCACAACGGGGCGGCGAACGGCAGCCAAGACGCACCCCCTGCGCCCGTGACCGTGGGCGGTGGGAAGAACGTCGTCCTGCCACGCGAGGCCTTCAACTCCCGCCTAACGGCGGCGACGGAGAGGGGCAAGCGCGCCGCCATGGCCGAGTTCGACGACCAGGCGAAGAAGCACGGCTTCACGTCGATGCAGGACATGTTCTCCACGGTCGCCGCCATGAGGAACGGCGCGGCGAGCGGGAAGGGCGGCCAGCAGCGGCATGGGCAGGGCAAGCCTAGCCAGCGAACCGACCAGGACGTCGAGGCCCGCGGCCAGCGGGCGCCAGAGCCAGGCAACCGGCAACACGACGGCGAGCAGAACCGGCACCGCTCCTGGAAAGAGCAGCGCCGGTACGAGGCTCAGATGGACAAGGAGCGCAAGGCCCGCGAGGCCGAGCGGCGCTCCCGACTCCACGAGGAGCGACGCCGGAAGGACGCCGAGCGCCGGGCCGAGGCCCTTGAGGCCGAGATGGCCATCCGTGAGCAAGCGATCACGGCCGGCGTTAAGGACGTTGATTACGGGGTGTCGCTGCTCAGGCGCAGCATCGAGGGTAGGACCGCCGACGAGCTGAGAGGCTTCGACGAGGTCAAGTTCTTCGAGGAGCTGCGCACCGAGAAGCCGTACCTGTTCGGGTCCCGAGACGTGCCGGCCACCACGGGCACGGGCGGGCGCGGCGACCAACCGCAGGCTCCGAAGCCGGGGCACACGTTGAACGGGCAGGCCGCAGCAGGCAAGGTGGACGCGCGGAACATGAACGACAAGGAGTTCAACGAGCACATGGCGAAGCGGGGGCTCAGCCTCAGCGTCGCCGGCGTGTAGCTCGCTGTCACTCCGCGTCGGGTTCGGCGTGCCGGCCTTGACGGCCGCGGTTAGTCATATAGAGTGAAACTCGGCGGGCCAGTCGCCCGCCCCCAACGCGGAGAACGCCATTGCCTGATTTCTCTACGATCCTGCAGTCGCCCGACATCCGGGCGCTCGTCCAAGAAAACATCCTGGAGCGCGCCTTCCACGACGCGCTCTTCCCCCGCCTCCTGTACCGCGGCGACGCCAGCCCGCAGATCTGGCCGGCGAACGTCGGCGACACGATGGTGTTCACCGGCGTCGGCCTGGTGAAGCCCAAGCTCCAGCCGCTCACCCCGGGCAGCGACCCGGTGGTCAGCGACTACCAGAAGGAGCAGTGGGTGGCGCAGCTCCAGCAGTACGCCGACACGATCGACACCCACATGCCCACCAGCATCGTGGCGATCGCGAACCTGTTCCTCCGCAACTCGCACCAGCTCGGCTTGTCGGCCGGGCAGTCGCTGAACCGCCTCGTGCGGAACGCGATGTTCCGCGCCGGCCTGTCCGGCGTCACGGTGGTCGACGGGGCGCAGGGCCCGGTCAACACCGTCCGGGTGGCCCGGCTCAACGGGTTCACCAGGGCGCGCAACCCGACCCTGCCGGCCGGCTCGGCGGTCCGATACGACTTCGTGTCGGCGTCGAACCCGCTGCCGATCCTGATCACGGTCGCCGGCGTGCCGACGGCACGCAACGTGATCGCGTTCACGCCGGACAACCCCGGCGACGAGATCGGCCCCGGCACCATCACGCTCGACGGGGCGGCGATCACCGTCGTCGACCGAGCCCTGGTGAGGGCGCTCGACTCGACGTTCATCGTGAACGTCGGCGGCGGCGCGCGGATCGACGACATCACCACGGCCAACACCCTGCAGCTGCG